GTGTAGGAAAGAAGCGGGTACAAATTTCCCACAAACAAATAGTGACTACACTAAACCTACCAAAAATCAACCCAACAATACTAAACCCAAAATATCAACCCAATAATCGCTTGACATATACACGCGCTTGATATACGCGCACATTCTATACACCAAAATATTTTCCAAACTTTCTCGCAAAACTTCTTGACACCACTTTACGTACCGTGTATAGTGGTTGCTGTCAGGTGGGAACGAGAAAAGGAGTTTGGAAATGGTAGATAAAACCCAAGTTACTATCAAAAGTCAATTAATGCCGTTTGTTGTATATGTAACAGGAGATGAGGAATCCGTTGAGTCTTTTCTGGATTTATTGAAAGATAGCTCGGACTTGTCGGGTTACTGCCTTGAAGCACAATACGGAAGCGACGGCGTTATTTACGATGATGTAAGTTCAGCTTTTACCTATCGACTTAAAGGGCGGAACATTTTCGAGTTAGATAAGGCGTATCGAGCCTTAATGATACAGCACGACATGTTAGATGCGGCGTATCGAAGAGTTCTGAAAGAACGTAATTTAGCTATTGAAAGCGTTAAGCAGTTTGCAGAAACCCCTAAAGCTAAGCAGATACAAACAGCCTACGACAACGGTTGGAACGATTGTAAAGAAGCAATGTTTGATGCGATAGACGAACTTGAGCAACCAAAACACACCCGGGAAGGTAATTAGGAAGGAATAAAATGCTAATTAAAATCCTTTACATGCCGCTTCTCGTTATCGGGCTGTTGGCGGCAACCGCCGTCGTTCTCTACCTCATCGAGGGCAGGCGGCAATGGTAGAGCGGCTCTATGCAGTCTGCATAGCTGATTTAGTGCTTATGGTGATTGTCACGGCAATTATCCTATTCGGCCTTACAAGGAGGTAAGCATGAAGGAACAAGGCGATTTCAAGGCAGGCTATCAACGCGGCTACGAGGAGGGCTACAGCAAGGGGTACAGCGCAGGTTACCGCAAGGCTCGGGACAAAGAAGACAGTGGGCGCAAGGACTACGCGGAACGAGAAGCCCGATACGGGTATCCACAGTATAGGTGGTAGGCATGGAAACATTCAACAAAGCAAACATCGGTAGGTACGTTCATGCGGCCTGCGAAGCGTGCAGCGATTGCGACGTGTACAAGAAGCGAGTCGGCAACAGCGGGGTGTACGTGATAATCATCGACGGTTTTACGTTATTCGACACCTCGGAACTCAACTCGTTCATTGCAGGCTATTCGAAGGGGTTCATGAAAGGAAAGGTTTATTGATGAAGCTTAAAAAGCTCGTGCCGCTAATGACTGAGGATTTTCTTATTACTGATTTAGATGAGAACATTACTTACGGTGTAGATAACGCCGATGCAATCGAGAATCAGGCGATTTCCGAACAGCTCAGCAAACGTATTATTTCGATTTCCTCATTCTATGACCAAGTTTTGGTCAAAGTTAAGTTATAATGCCAAGCGCAAGACAGAAAAGGAGGTGAATAAATGATTAGGCGTAAAATGACCACCACAACGTGCGACGTTGTGACACCAGACGGGGAACTGCTCGGACAGTGCAGCTATCTCGGCAAAATCAGCCCGGCGCGTTTGGCAAAGGTGGCGCGCAGGGAGTATAAGAACCAGCTCGCTACCATCACCGATTACCAGGTGATTCAAGAGACTTACGAACTTAGCGAGGAAACTTTTCTCGCTTACGCAAACAAAATCGAAAAGGAGTAAACAATGGTCGCAGAGTTCATCGAGGAAGAACAGCAGCTTGCAGTCAAGGAGCAGGCAAACGCTCTTGCAGCAGGAAACGGCTTCGCACAGAAAATCGTGGAGCAGGTGAACGACTACGGTTTCTACACCACGCTCGACGTATCCTCCATGGAGGGCAAGAAGAAGCTCTACAGCGCAACCAACGCAAGCGTGCTGCTTCGCGATTACATGGAAACGCCGCTCCCCATCACGGCTATCACTTTCAGCCCGTCGGAGATTTCCGACGAGGACGGCAACCCCATCACTACGCTCGGTGTCTTCCTCACCGACAAGGACGGGCAGACCTACAGCTCCACTTCAACGGGCGTGCTCAAATCGGCTATGCGAATTCTCGCGCAGTTCGGTGAGCCTGATACGTGGGGCGAGCCTTTGAACGTGGTGTGCAAGGAAACCAACACTGCTAAAGGCCGTCGTTACAAGTTCCTCGACGTGGAGTAGGGCGCGCATACGTGATACTCTTTAAGGGCGCTCGTTTGAGCGCCCTTATTCGTATCAGGGCAAAATTTAAGCCCCCGCATGGAGGGCGAGGGCTGGAAAAGGAGTAGGCACTATGGCAAGTCGGAACAGAACTGCACTCGACAAGCAGATTTCTCGTGCCCAGAAAAACGCTCGAAACAAACTATACCGCATACGCCAAGCAGGCGCAATCAACACCGAGGAGTTCGACCCCCGCGTTTCGCAGCAAGAATTGAAGGGCATGAACGGCTCCCAGAAGAAAGCCTACCTTCGAAAGCTCGAACTTTTCAACAAAAGGCAGAACAAGATTATTGTGCAGCCGCAAAACGGCGTTGCGATTCCCGAAACCAAGCTCAAGGCATATCGACAAGCAGAGCTTGAGGTAAACGCAGCTCGAATCTTGCGCCGTGCTGCAATTGAGGAAAGCGTGAAGTCGGCGGCTCAGCGCGACATTGCTAAGATTCGCGATACGGTGACGAAAGAGATAGGGCGGCGGGAGCGCGCCGAAAAGCTTGGGAAGCCGTACAAGCCGCTTAAAGCGTCCGAACGTGCCATGCGCGGAATGCCCGTGCAGTGGAACAAGCTCGACGTTGACTACCTCGCGAAAGCCCAAAGTTACTACGACCCCGTTTTCAAGCAGCTCAAGCCAGGCGAGCGTAACAAGTTCCAAGATATCGTGCCTATCTGGATGCGCGAAGCGTTCCCGTCCGTAAAGGCGGTGGAGGAGCAGACAAAGAAGGCTAAGGCCGCTAAGGAGCGTATCAAGGTGGCGCGTAAGCGCTATCCGCAATACCGCGAAGCCCTTATCGAAAAAGCCATGTTCTCGGGATACCCAGAGCTTGCCGAAGCTATCAGAGCGCTCACGTACGCGCAGCTCGATTATCTTCACTATTACACGGATTTCGACGCATGGGGTTCGTTCTTCTCTTCGCAGGGCGGCTATCTTAAAGGCGAGCAGGCGTTTTTCGAGGACGAGCGCGGCACGACCGACGAAGCGGCGGAAGCGATGATGGCGGAGATATTGAGGGCGCGGCGAATCAGACCCGGGCAATCGGCTTTGTCAAACATTACCTATAACAAGGATTGGCAAGGCGAGAAAGGTTTCGAGAACGCAGCAGGTTCACTGGGTTCGACGCTTAACCCGCTTATTCGCGAGACGGTCGCTAGTCGGGCAGGAGGTATGGACAGACAAGACCGTTACGGTTTCAATACGGGAATTTTCGACTACAAGGCTAAGCGGGCGGAATCAGCTGATAGCGAGCGTATGCTATACGAGCTGCAATACGAAATTGCACACCAGATTAGGCACGGACGATGAAGGAGTACGCAAGCGACTTCGAAACCACGACAGACGCGCAAGATTGCCGCGTCTGGGCGTGGGGATGCGCTACTGTGTGCGAGGAACCAGAACCCACCTACGTATACGGCATCGACATAGAATCGTGGCTTGAGCACGTGAAGGCGAATCCTGGGCGCTATTGGTTCCACAACCTGGGGTTCGACTCGCGTTTCGTCATGTGGTACCTGCTCGACAACGGCATCAAGTGGGTACCGAAGAAGCCTTCGGAGGGCGAGTTTTCCACCGTAATCGACAATATGGGGAAAATCTACGCCCTGGAGATAGGCAACGACAAGGGAAAGCTCCAACTAGCGGACAGTTTTAAGAAAATGCCCATGACGCTTGCGAGCGTGGCGCAGGCATACGATTTGCCTATGAGCAAGGGCGAGCTTGACTACACGGCGTATCGCGAGGTCGGGCACGAGCTTACGGACGAGGAACAGGACTACTTGTCCCGTGACGTGCTCATTTTGGCACGCGCGATGCACAAGCGCCTGGAAGTCGGAACAAAGCTCACTACGGGTGCGGATTGCCTATCGACGTACCAAGACATTATCGGCAAGGCTAAGTGGCAACGGTGGTTCCCGCACTTGAATCCGATACTCGACGGTGAGATTAGGCAGGCGTACCGAGGTGGGTACGTGTACTGCAACCCGCTCCATCAAGGCGAGGTCGTGGGCAAGGGAATCGCGCTCGACGTTAACTCGCTCTACCCTTACGTTATGCGCACCCAGCTTTTGCCCTGGGGAATGCCAAGCCGTGGGACGGGTGAACCGAAGGAGACGAAAGACTATCCCTTATGGGTAGGCGAAGTTGAGTTCGACGCTAAGTTGAAGCCAGGCAAGCTCCCCTGCATACAGATGAAGAACAACATGTTCTACGGCGATAGGGAGTACATACGCGAGACGATTGAGCCGATAATCCTTTGGGTATCCTCGGTCGATTGGAAGCTCATACGCGACATGTACGATGTGACCGTGTACTCGTGGGGAGCGCATTACTCGTTCCATGGCTCGGAAGGCATGTACAACGATTATATCGACTACTGGACAGCAGAGAAAATCGCGGCAGGCAAGGAAGGCAACAAGGCGCGCCGGCAGAACGCTAAGCTCGCGCTCAACAACCTTTACGGCAAGTTCGGGCAGAAAGTGGAAGTGCAAGGCAAGGTTCCCGTGCTCGACGAGGAAGAGGTGCTGCATTTCATGGACGGGGACAAAGACCAGCGCGACCCCGTCTATATCCCAGGTGCGGTGTTCATCACGGCGTGGGCGAGGAACAAGACCATACGAACCGCGTGCGAGTTCGGGGACAGGTACCTCTATTCCGACACCGATTCAATCAAGGCACTTGGAACCGACATACCAGATGATATCTACGTGGACGATTACGAGTTAGGGGCATGGGCGCTTGAAGAAACGTTCGACAAAGGCGTTTTCCTTAGAGCCAAGACTTACGCCACGGTTACGGACGGTAAAGCAGAGTACATCTGCGCGGGCATGACGAATGCCCTTAAGTCCGTGATGCGTTTCGAGGATTTCAGAGTCGGTTTCACCACGCTCGGAAGCGACAACCCTGATTACGCGAACGAGGATAACTGGAAGCTTGTTCCTATGAACGTGCGCGGCGGTTGCGTGCTTGTGCCCAGACCGTTTACAATTCACGGATAGGATAAGGAGGTGATTCAATGGCTTTGATTCAAGGGTTCGATTGGTACGCCGTGGTTGCGGCGCTTATCTTCATCTTGTTTGATTTCGTGACAGGTCTTGCCAAGGCGGCGTACAACAAGCAGGTTTCGTCCACCGTCATGCGCGAGGGGCTTTACCACAAGTTCGCCGAGATTCTCGTTATCGTGCTCGCGGCGTTCATCGACGTTGCCTGCACGCATTTGGAGTTGGGTTTCGACACGCCCATCCTCGCTGTGACGTGCGGCTACATCGTGCTGATGGAGATTGCGAGCATCATCGAGAACATCGGGGAGATGAACCCCGATTTGGCGAACAGCCCCGTTTTCTCGATTTTCAAGAAAGGCGGTATCGCGAATGGCAAGCATTCGGGGAATTGACGTAAGCTCCAACCAGCCAGCGGATATCTGCTCGATGGTCGATTACGATTTCGCCATCGTGAAAGCCACGGGAAACCCTCCCGGCTACGCTTGGAACTACAAAAACCCCTACATGGAGCAGCAGGTGGGGGACGCACTCGCTAAGACAGGTTGCGCTGGGCTTTACCATTTCACGTTCGGGCGCGAAGCGAAGGAGGAAGCGGACTTTTTCTGCGACACCGTATCCGCTTACGTCGGGCGCGTTATGCTCGTCATCGACTACGAGGGGCAGGCAACGGGAAACGGGCGCGAATGGTTGCGGGAGTTCGCGCAGCGAATCGTTTACCGAACGGGCGTTAAGCCCGTCGTGTACGCGTCTAGCTCGGTTATCCGTGACCAGGATTTGGAATCGCTTGCCGAGGAAGAGGATTTGTCTCTTTGGAGCGCTAACTATTGGCGTGGATACGACACCGTGTACGGTTACGACACGAGCGGCATGAAGCAGGATATTCCGTCAAGCGCCCTTTGGCAGTTCACGAGCCAAGGAATCCTCGATGGGTACGACGGGTATTTGGATTTGGATTTGTTCTACGGTGATTACGATGCGTGGCAGAAATACTGTGCATCGAGCAAGGCAGAACCAGCAGAGCCGAAGGAGGACGATGATATGACGAACGACCAAGCTTCGCAGCTCAACGCCATCTACGACGCGTGCGCGGGGTGGATGCAGGCCACTTACAACGAGGTCATGCGGACCGATGACCCGACAGGGCGCGGCTGTGAGATGAAAGACCACGACCATATCAAGTGGATTGCAAAGGCTGTCAAGGACAACGCAGCCGCAATCGAAGCGCTCGATGCCAAGCTCGATTCGATTATCGATAAGTTGAGCGGCGAATAAGGCACATTCGGATATTGGAGCGCAAAACGCCCGCGCAGCCTTCGGGCACGCGGGCTTTCTTATGCGCTAAAAGCTTGTTTGCTTCACGCTCGATAACGTCTATAGCGTTTATGCCGTGAACGACGAACCATTTCGAGGTCACGGCGTTAGGCTGTGAGAGCGTGTAGTAGGACAAGTCCACTTCGACCTCGTAGCCCCGCCTATCGACGTTGCATTCCATAGAGAGCAGCCAAGCGTTGGTTTCGTTTCCGCCTTCAAGCAAAGTGCATTCCATGTATACCCCTTTTCGCGTTGGGGAAATTATGCCACAATATAGGCGCTAGAGAAGCCCCGTTCGTTTTGCCAGTAGCGTAAGTCGGGACAGCGGGTCTTGCGACCACCGAAGCGCGGCTCCAAGCTGGGGGCTTTGAGCAAGCCACGGGTGACTTCCGAGCACTGTTTTAGCCCTAACGGGGAGTCACGCGACTACATCCGTTAGGGCTTTTCGTTTAGGAGGAACTATGGATTTCGACGAGGTGTTGAAGCAGTACGACAACATCCACGACACAGAGGGAATCCCAGGATTTCGGGACACCCTCGTGAGCTACGGCGAAAGCGTGGGGCAGATTTCGGAGGGCGCGAACGCGCGTATCTCCGAACTGGAAACGGCTCTAGCAGCGGCCGAGGAGAAGGCAACGAACCTCGCAGCCCGCAATTACGAACTTATCATCGCGGCCACCGCGCAAGAAGCGGCGCAGGAACCGCAAGCAGACCCAGAACCAACTGAAGAGGACAAAGACGTTTCGTCTTTGTTCGGAAAGAGAGCATAAATGGCTGACACCATGCTTCAGGCGGACAACGCCGCCATTCTCAACAAGGTTCGCGCAAACGCGAGCCTGGAATACCAGTCGCGTATTCCCGTGGCAACCCAATCCAACCTCAGCAAGACCTTCGCGACCTTGCAGCAGTTCCAACCGATGTGGAACGAGTTCATGGACGTTCTCATCAACCGTATCGGACTCACGCTGTTCAACACCAACAGCTTCACCAACCGACTCAAGCCGCTCAAGTCGGGTGCCATGGCCTACGGCGGAATGATTCAGGAAATCGGCGCGAACCTGCTCCATGCGGAAGCCTACGACCCGAACGACACCAACGTGTTCGGCGGCGAGAAAGCGGACGTTGAGGTCAATTACCACCAAATCAACCGCCGTGACAAATACAAGATGCGCGTGAACAACGACCTTCTCGAAGAAGCGTTCTTGAACGACGGTCAGCTCGCGGCGTTCGTGAACAACCTGCTCGCACTTCCCCAGAAGTCCGACGAGTGGGACGAGTACCTCATCATGCGCGGGCTGCTCAAGCGTTACCAGGAAGCAGACGGCTTCTTCAATTACCAGGTACCCGACCTCGCGACGAGCGCCGACCCCGAAGCGGACGGCAAGAAAATCACCGAGATGCTCCGCGAAATCTACCTCGACACCAAGGGCTTCTATCGCACCAAGTACAACGCGCTCGGTATGCAGGTGGCACCCGAAGAGCTTATCCTGCTCGGCACGCCGAAGTTCTTCGCCAAGCTCGACGTGAACGTGCTTGCGGCGGCGTACCACATGGACAAGGCGGACTTCCTCGCAGACCGCACCATCGTCGTGGACGATTTCGAGATGCCCGGTACCCAGTGCATGTTCCTCGATTCCGACTGGTACAAGTGCATGGATACCAAGGTGAAGACCACCAACATGTACAACCCGTCGGCTGACGAGTGGACGTACTACCTCCACCATTGGGGCGTGTACTCGGCTTCGCGCCAGCGTACCTGCATCCGCTTCTCCACCGATGCCACCACGGCGGTCGTGGGCGCGGCGCGCACCGTTACCACCATCACGGCGAAGCTCTCCCCCGAGGTCGCGAACAACGCCGTTCTCACGCCTGGCGAGGACGTGAAGTTCGACGTTGAGGTCACCTACTCCGACGGCACCACCGACTCGAACGCGTACCCCATCATCACGTGCGAGACGAGCGCGCAGCCTACCAAGCTTCCCGCCGCCGTCGTGTACCCCGAGACGGGCACCTACTGCGACCGCATGGGAGTGCTCCATATCAGCGACACCGCCGATTACGACACGCTCAACGTCACGTGGGTCGCGACCGAGGACGCTACCAAGATTGCGAACGTGCTGCTGCATAAGACGGGCTACGTTCCCACTCAGAAAGCCGTGGAGAACGCGGCTGCAACGCAGGCCGTCAAGGTGAAGGCCACCCGCTCCAAGGCCGTTAAGGCAGCCGACAAGGAATAGCAATGGGCAACCTGCTTAAAAGATTGCGCGGCGAGAACCCCGAACCTCTTATCGAGGATTCGGGGTTCACCCCTTATTCGTGGCCTACAGACTCGAAGGCCATGCTTTGCCGCGTGCCCTGGGACGCGACGTACCGCAACGTGGTCGATTGGCAAGACCAGGCGGCGAAGGATGCGTACTTCGATTCCCTCGACGGCGATTCGGTTGCGTTAGATTCCATGACGTACTTGAAGCCGAACGACCCTATTTTTGTAGACGTTCCTTTTTCAAAGGCATACGCCTACAACTACCTCGTGGTAGAGAACCCGAAGCTACCCGTACCGGGCGAGGAAGAGCCGCCCAAGCTCTACTACTTCGTGACGGCGGTGGGCTACGTCGCGCCCAACACGACCTCTATCGCCGTGCAGCTGGACGTTTGGACAACCTACGGCGATTCAGCCACGTTCGGGCGGTGCTACGTCGAACGTGGGCATATCGGCATCGCCGCCGAGTGCTCGCAACCGTCTTTGAACTACGGGGATTTGGGCACGAGCCGCACGCCTATCATGCGCCGTTACCTCACCGCCGCCGAGGGGTTGGACATCGGAAGCGAGTATGCTATCGGGGAAACTGATAATTTCTCAATAGCCCGCCCAGGCTCAGGGTGGCATGTGCTAATCATGAGTTCGGTTGACCTCGTGGCGAGCTGGGGGGACGCGTCCAACCCGTCCATGACAACGGCTGACGGACAGAAGACCGACGGCCTTATCGGTGGTTGCAACGTGTACTCGCTCTCGGCTGACGAGTTTGAAAAGCTCATGGGGTCGCTCAAAAACGCACCGTGGGTGGCCAAGGGCATTTTGTCGGTCACGGCGTTTCCCAAGGCGCTCTTGACGGACGGGCCTTCCGTCACGTTTCAGGGCGGCGCTAAGGGTTACTTCCTCGGAACCACGCCCGACCAAGGCTACTACCGCACCATAGAAGATGTGTGGGGTAAGTTCGCGGCGCATATACCTGTGCGTTACAAGAACCTCCACAAGCTGTGGTGCTACCCGTACTCGGTTATCGAGATAAACGCGTGCAGCGGAAGCCCCGTGCTTTTGAAGCCCGAGCTTTTGGGGCACGACCAGCTGCGGCTCAAGAACATATCCTGCGCGGTTCCCGGGCATATCAAAATCGGCTTCTACCCGTTCGACTACAACTCGGACAGCCCTACCGATAGGGCTGAACACTGGAACGTTGTGTCCATGACCATGGATGATACGGCTTTTGCAAGCCCTCAGGTGTGCGGCAACTTCCTCGATTCGGCCGTGTGGCTCGCGGAAATGCCGAAGTTCTCGCTTGTGAACGACAACTACCTCAACTACCTCGCGTCCACCACGCATACGCGTGAGTGGCAATACAACTCGGCGGGGTGGCAACAGGCGAAGTCGAACGCAAGCGCGCAGCTATCGTATGACCAGGCTCAGCAGCAGATAGCCACGAACCGTGCCAACTGGAACGCGTCAACGCAAGGACTTATCGGAAACGTCGCTGGAAACCTTTCAAACGACGTTATGACAGGGGCAAACGCGCTCGGTTTGGGCGGCGTTGCGAGCGCCGCGGGAGATGCTGTCAATGGGCTTATATCAGGTGTGTCGGGAGCGGTCGGCGCCACGGGTTGGGACTCGATGCAGGGAATCGTGAACAACCTCACGGGGCTCACGGCGATGAACAACACGCAGGCCATGCAGAGCAACATAGCTTCGCAGAACCTCGATTTGGCGCAATGGGCGGCGCAGGGCGATTACGAGAACTCCATCGCCAAAATCGAAGCGACCGTGCAAGACGCGGCGCTCACTGCGCCTTCCGTAATAGGCCAAGCGGGCGGAAGCGGCTTCTCGATGAGCAACGGGCTGTTCATCGTGCAGACGCGTTTCAAGACCATCGACCAGAACCACTTGCATATCATCGGCGAGTATTGGCTTAGGTACGGCTACGCCGTGCGCGAGTTCATGACACCGCCTGAAGACCTTTGCTGCATGGAGCATTTCACCTACTGGAAGATGCTCGAAACGTCCGTGGAGTGTGTGAAGGCGGACGAAACCTCGAAAGAGACTATCCGCGGCATCTTCGAAAAGGGCGTTACCGTGTGGCGGGTGCCCGACGAGATAACAAACCACGACATCGGCGACAACGACCCCATCATCGGCAACTACTACTAAGGAGGTGGACATGGGAAAGCGAATCAAGGAATGCGAGCTTATGGACTGGCCAGACGAAATGGACATGCAGTACGGGCGTAATTGGGTTCGGAAGATGTTCACCGCCGCCGAGCGGTTCGACATCAACCAGTACCGACATTGGGTGTGGTACCTCGAATCGCTCGCAATCGGCGCGTTCAAATGGTCGAACGTCCCTGCGGGCATCGACCCCCGCGCAATCGAGTACGTGCTTTTGCATTTCGGGCAGGGTGCCTTGTTCATGGACGAGGGCGGTGTGCTCTTCGCGAGCGCGGCACCTGCCGACAACATCAACATGTACTGGAACCCGAACAAAATCATGCTCACCGCCCCGAACGGCCAGACGTGGGAGCGCCATTGCGAGAGTTGGGTGCAGACCGACGAGAACGGCGAGCACAGGGTCATGCACCGCGACGCTGTGATGTGCTTCGACAACATGCTCCGTTTCCCGCTCTACGCCGATATCAGGAACTACGCGCGGCGTTTGGCGCGTATCGACGCGATTCTCGACGTGAACCACGGCGCGCAGCGAACGCCTTACATCATCACGGGCACCGAGGAAGGCAGGAACTCTAGACGCGACGTTATCCGCAAGCTCGAAGCGAACGACCAGTACATACAGATGAACAGCGAGCTTTCGGGCAACCTCGGCATGATTGACGTGTTGCAGACCGTGGCACCCTACGTCGCGGACAAGCTTTTGTCGGACAAGCAGAAAATCCTGAACGAAGCTATCACCATGCTCGGCATCGACAACACGAACAACGAGAAGCGCGAGCGCATGATTGACGCGGAAGCGACCTCCAACAACGAGCAAATCATGGTGATGCGCCGAACCCGACTTGAGGAACGCCGAAAGTTCTGCATCAAGGCGAACACCATCATCAAGGATTTGGACATGTGGGTGGAATGGGGCGTGCCGCACGAGCGGACGAACCTCGACGCAGACCCGCTTCACGACAACGCACCCGACAATCAGGGTCAGTTCGCGGCGATGCCTGGACAGCCCACGACATCGAGGGAGGACTAAATGCTCTACTCAGACGAAGCGCCCACCCTCTACGATTTGGTGAACCTCTACGGCGAAGCTTACGACGATGCGCTTTCCGACTACCCGATTTGGGACGAGGGGAAGCGCGCGTGGCTCAACAACCGCATTTACAACAAGTTCGCCTACCGCGAGATAGGCGTTGACACGCCCGCAAAGTTCCTGTTCTTCCTCCGCCGGCGCATGAACGACATGATGCCGACGGTGAACCCGTTGTTCGAAGCGCTTCAAGACGTGGATATCTTGACAGGCTACGAAACCTACGATGACGTGGACGCTAGCTCCAAGTCGAACGCAGAGCAGGCGAATCTCTATTCGGCCACGCCGCAAACGCAGCTTTCGGGAAACAAGAACTACGCGACGAACCTCACGGAAACCGAGGGAGAGAACACGGGGGAGAGCGCGCAGAAGTCCAAGCACTACGGGCGTAGCGGCACCATCGGCGACATGGCTAGCAATTGGTCTATGAGCGTCAACAACGCTCTCTACATTGTTTACAATGGCCTTGAACCGTTGTTCAACCAGATTTGGAAGGAGGATTTCTAATGGCATTATGGCTCGACAAGATGAACGCGCTCGATTTCGCGTACCAGGGCTATCAGTATCCATTGCCGCCTACGTGGAAATACGCCGTTCGTCTCGAAGACCAGATTCAATGGCTTTTGCAAGCCATCATGAAGGTGTGCGACCGAAGCGTATCGGACGATGAGCTGGCAGACCTTCGAAACGAGATTTACGATTTCATCGACCGTGTTACGGCCAACCTCGAAGACGAAATCGAGGAATACAGCAAAGGCCGCGCGTACTGCTATTCGCCTGTGGACGGGTTCTTACGCTCCATGACGATTACCACGCGACAGCTGTTCGACGCGTCGAGACCGTTCGGCATGAAGTACAAGGATTTCGACTCGACGCAGCTCACCTACAACGCGCTGCACGCGGGCGGGAAGACCTACACCGAGATAGACTACTTCGCGAACCTCTACTTCGGCAACGGCAAGATGCAGGCGTTCCGCACCCCCGCGAACGCGATTTCCGACCCCGTGGCGGGCGAGCCTGGCAAGTGGCACCCCGAGGGCGGCGCGCAGCCTACGGGAACCTACAAGAAGGGCACGACCTACGGCGTGCTCAACGCTCACGGATTCGTTTACGAGGAGGGATAAGATATGGCATTGCCGACATTCGAGCAGCAACGCAGAATCGACCTCGTGGACGCTGTGAACGAGCTTTCATCATCGACGCAGGCGGCGTTCGATGATTTGGAAGTGGAATTGCCCATCGCGTCAGCCGACGTTGTGGGCGGAATCAAGGTTGGCGAGAACCTCACGATTACCGAAGACGGCACCTTGAACGCCCAGGCAGGCGGAGCAGGAGACGTTACCAAAGAGTACGTAGACGCTCAGGTGGCGGGCGTGGAAGCGCACCTCGAAACCTTCGAGCAGGAAGCCGTAACGAAAGCCGAGGGCGAGAACGCTATAAGCGCGACCGTCGCACAGTCGGAAGGCGGCGCTACGTTAACCGTGTCGCTCAAGTACGGAGCAGGGCTTGCCGTGCAGAACGGCGCTCTCGTGGCCACGGGCGGCGGCACGGGCGGCGGGGACGTTGCCCGCGCCGACGTTATCGACATCGTCAAGCAAGCGTTGCAATCAGCCGTTTTGACCGACAACGGAACGCTCACGTTCACGTTGCCCGAATAGAAAGGAAAAAAATGGCAGCAGAAACCATTACAACCAAGGTGGTAGCCGCGAGCAAGACCGCGTTCGGCACCGTCAAAATCGGTGACAACATCAACGTAGTCGAAGGCGTTATCAGCGTCACCCCGTCGGCAGCGTACACCCTGCCCGTAGCCACCGCCGACACCCTCGGCGGCGTTAAGCAGGGTTCCAACGTGACTATCAGCGCAGCAGGCGTTATCAGCGTTGCGGCTCCCGTCACCGACGCGCATATCAACGACCTTATCAACGCCCGGTTGAAAACCGTCCTCGCGACCGCGACGGTAGGTGCGGACGGAACGATGACGTTCAGCGTTTAGGAGCTTTGAATGGCAGACTTAATCACAACGAAAGCGGCCTTCCCCAAATCGGGCGGGCTTGCCGTCGCGAACGGCGCAGTTTCCGTGAACGCGGGAAACGGGCTTCACGTGAACCCGACAACGGGCATGGTGGAAGTCCCCGTGGACACCACGGCGGGTTTGGGCTACGGCTCTAACGGGCTTGAGGTGGAAGTGGACGATTCTACTATCGGGTTCAACGCGTCAGGGCAGTTGCAGGCGTTAGGAGGGGGAGGTGGAGCAAGCAGTTCAAATGCCCCTAATTACATTATTTTAGGTGACAGCAACCCTACCGATGCGCCTTCTAGGCAAACTTACACACTGCCAAACGGTTTTAGTGTTTATGTTGATTCAATGACTCTCGTATACTATTATGTACTCATATTTGAGTACGGGGGGAATTGGGCATCGTTAAATAGCATATACTATTATTCTGACTCGCTACGTGCCGCATCACAAGCGCAATTGTTCACTATAAGCCACACGTCCAAAACGATTACCAAGGTAAACGGTGAGACAGCTCCTAAGGGTTATGCAAGCCCTGGAGAGGGAACTAAAACAGGTCAATGCTTCTTTTGTAGGCAAACAACCACTAAAAACAGTGTAAAATTCGACGTTGCTAAAAATCTATCTGGCGGATTAGCAGTAGGATTTAACGACAATTATAATCTTTCATCGTCTTCGGCAACTGGGGTCTTTTTAAAAACGTTTTTAACATTCGAGTGCGAATAGGAGTAAACCATGCCAACAAACAACTATAACCTCCCCACCATCTCAGGCGATGAAGTCGTGGACATCGTGGGGGACATGAACGCGCTCGCGAACGCGACCGACGCGGCGCTCAAGCAGGTGGAGCAGGGCGGACTCGACCCGTACGTGCTGCCCACCGCTAGCCGCACGACCAAGGGCGGTATCATCGTGGGTGACGGGCTTTCCATCACGTCTGCGGGCGTGCTTTCCGCCACCTCGCAGGGCGGGGGCGGCACGGGCGCCATTCCCATCGCAACGTCGGTTACCTTAGGTGGAATCAAAGTCGGCTCTGGGCTTACCATCACAACCGACGGCACGCTTTCCGTCCCAGCGTCCTCGGGCATTGCGGACGGCGCGGTAACGAGCGCGAAGATTTCGAACGGCGCGGTTACGGCGGACAAAATCGCCAACGGGGCGGTGACGAGCGGCAAGCTCGCAACAGACCTCAACAACGACATCCAACAGGCCAAGAGCGACGCGGAGAACGCGCTAACAACCGCTAACAAGCTCAACACGGCTGCTCAAAGCGTCGGAAGCAGCACGGCGAGCGAGGGAACCATCGAAGTGTACGGATGGAACAAGGTTGTAACGGTGGAGATTGGAGGTGTTCTTGTGAGCGGTTCGACCAAAACCAAAATCGGGCAAATCAACTCAGGTTGGCGACCCGTTACGGATATAACATCGCCCGTTTCGGCTATCGACGCTTCGACCGAGATTAAAACCGCATACGCCCAGATTCAAACAGACGGCGCAATCTATATCAACCCCGTTGCCAGCTCTTCTGCGGGACTTGCCTGGACTGGCACTATTACCTATCTGCTTGCTTAGGCGTAAACCATGCCCACGCGCGACAACACGATAATGTACGCCATGTACGTTATCGGCAAGGTGGAATCCGATTGGGACTGGACGGGCGTTTACCGGGCAGACCCCATCACCATCGGAATGATGCAGGAATACGGGCAGAACGCGAGCGACCTGCTCAAGATGTGCCGCGACGGGGACACGGAGGGGTGGACGGCTTTCGCAGCGTCCGCCCCTCAGCTTGTTTCCGACGTTGACGAACACGGCGATTCCTGGGATTGGTGGACTTCGCGCTATCTCACCGATGCCGAAGCGTCCGCCTGGCAAACCATGGCAACACGACCCGAGAACCATAAGATACAGCAGCAGAAGTGGAAGGACGAAGCGGCACGCTATATCGACACCCTCGCGGGTTGGGGGTGGAGCGAGGACAGGCCGCAAACGCTCGTCTACGCGATGTGCATTTACCACCAGTCACCGCAAGCGTGCGGACAGGTAACGCGCTCGTGCGGCGGTTCCGCGACCCTCGCGAACCTGCACGCGACCACCATGAACTCGTGGATTGGCAAGTACGCTAACCGCTACAACACCGCTTACGACATGCTCAAGGATTGGGACGGGGAGAGCGCCCCACCAGACTTCGGGCAGGTGGTGGACACGCCCTCAGGCGGGGATACGCCCACGGTATCGCAGCCCAACAACGACATAACGCGGGTTGAGCTGCGAAACGGGCAGATACTCGTGTGGGGGCTTTCGTCCTACCCCAACGGCCTACTATGCACGTACTCGGCTCCGAACATCTGGATACCGTTCAACCGCAAGGGCGGAACCGACAACCCGGGTGGCACGACAGGCGGGGGCACGGCAACGGGAAGCGCAGCCGCGCAAGCCGCCGCAGAGCTTATGAAGAAGTGGGAAAAGAAGTTTTCCTACTCGCAGGGCGCTGGGCGCTTGTCCCCAGAATCGAGCGGCTATACGGACTGCTCAGGGGTCGTGTGGTACGCCTACCAGCAGGCCGCGTCGATAGACGTGGGAACCTGGACGGGCGAGCAGGCGGAAAAAGGCCGTCAAATCGCCTGGGGCAATTCGGGAATGCCCGCCAACGTGGAAGAGATGTACGATATGAAGGTGGGCGATTTGGTGCTCATCGACTGGAATACCATAACCAAACCTGGCAACACGAGCTATGACCACGTGGAAATGTACATGGGAGACAACAAGCTCATGGGGCACGGCGGCGGGAGCGCCCACCCGATGGGGCCTTACTGGAAAGACGATATGGTAGCGTACATGAAGAACGTTGCTACCTGGGAAGTTAGACGCTACGCGGAATGATGTGCTATAATCGTCCTGCACCTGTTCCGCAAGCACGGGTGCCCTCTGATATGGGTTGTCGGATACCAACCCGTGAAAGCCGTCCTTCGGGGCGGCTTTCTTGCTTATAATATGAAATGCAGGGACGGTAATATACCCTAATCTTCTTCTCAATAAAGCGTCCCTGCAATAATCTGCGAACACAAAGCGTCCTTCGGTTTTCACATGATATAATGGATACGCGCGAGGGAGCACGGTTTGGGCTAAACTGTAAAATTCGAATCGTCGGTTCGATTGCGTCTGGAAACCCTCGCGCATCTGAATAACAAAAGTTAGCCAAGGTTAATTAGATATGACGAATCAATCATCAACCCGTGAGTACTATCCCGTAGCTAAAACGTGTAGCTACGGTGCGCCGTTGACACTCGTTATCAGTATGCGTTCGTATGGTAAATCGTTCGGTTTCACGTTGCGCGGCCTGAAACGTTGGGCACGAAGCGGAGCACAATTCGCATGGGTTAGGCGTTACGACGATGAAACGGCGAAGACAGCGCCTAAGCTGCTTGACGATGTGCTAGCGCACGGGTATATGGAGGGCTACGAATTCCGTTACGTCGGTAGGCGTTGGGAGGGTCGAAAGCGCACCGCCGACGATACGGGCGTGTGGTCGACCGTATGCCATTGCCTTACGCTTTCGCAAGGTCAATCGTATAAGGGCGTGGCGTTCCCTAAAGTCGATACCGTCGTGTTCGACGAATTCATCCGCGAAGTTAAAACCCCGCCTGGTTATCTTCGCGACGAGGTGGGCGTTTTTCTCAACCTGTTAAAGTCCGTGTTTCGCGACCGTCCGAACGTCCACGCTTTCGCGCTCGCCAACGCGTGCGACTTGACCGCGCCACTACTTGCGTTCGCAGGGATTCGCAGCGAATCGCAGATATCAACGCCGTCGGGCTATTCGTGGCACAACGAAAAAAGCGTCCTCGTACACTATGCAAAAGATGCAACGTTTGCGGCGCAAGAAGCTGAAACGGTCGTTGGTAGGCTCGTGGCGGGTACGCCATACGCCGCCGTCATGCTCGGAAACGAATTCGCCAACGGCGGCGATAATTTGTTAGGTTCCAAACCTGCGCGGGCTCGCTACCGATACGGGTTCGTTTTCGGCGGCGATAAGTTCGGCGTTTGGTGTGACGATATAGCAGGCGTGTATTACGTAAACAATAAGATACCTAATAATAGTGGGCTGCTGTTCACCTTGCAAGCTGGTGATATGTCGCTTGATGTGCTCATGGTGGAGCGTGCCGCGCCGTTTGCTAAAGGGCTTATGCGCTTGTTCGGCTTCGGGCGCGTGCTTTTCGACGCGGCCGCAACGCGTGAGCGGTTTGTTAAGATGCTTGGGTTGTGTGGGTTAAGGTAAAAGAAAGCCCCTCGTACGAGGGGCTTTAGCTTTACTTGTTCCCGCATTTAGGCATAACGACGAATCGCCCAACCTCGAAATCCTCCTCTTCGCTGAAAAAGCGCCCTCGGATTATCTCTCCTGGTTGATTGTCGAAGATGATAAACCAACCCCCAGCTTTTGCAATCTTAATTAGCGGCTCTAAATAGGCGTAATCATACAAGTTGCCCCGTGCTTCCGTAGGCCCATCGAGTAGGCTAGCGAATCCCGAAGCGTTAACGGGTTCGCATTCAAGCGGCAAATCAAAAGCAATTAAATCTTTCGCGAGAACGTGCGCGGGGTCTCCCCCGCACACGCATGGTGCTTGCTCTGTTGTCTCGTAATCAAGTTCGACAAGAACATACGTATTAGTTGCTACCACGGCGTGACGCTTTGGGCTATACCACGGTTTTTCAAACCTTGGGCGGTTTTGCTTAGGCTTTGTGCAAGCGCTGCACAGCGCTTTATATAGTTTTCCAGGCATGAACTCTTTCATTTAGTCTCCTTATAGTACGTTTGTTCGGTTATACGGCGTAATACTCATTGTCAAAAAATGACATGTCATAATCAAGTAGCCCCCGGGCGTTGTCGTTAAAAGCTTCAACCGCTTTTTCATAATCGTCAAAAGTTAAAGTGTGAAAATTGTCGGGGTCGGTAAGATTTAACTCATAAAAGTAATCGCCTTTATAATCAGTGTCACGCCACAACGTTACATCAGCAGTTGCGTTGTAATGCTCGCAACGGACTTCAAGTGTTCTCATAAGCGTACGCATTTCCAAACTCCTTTTCTCGTTCCCACCTGACAGCAACCACTATACACGGTACGTA